AATTATGTCGCAGGTACAAACCCCTCATCCCCATCCTAATGGCAGACGTAACCAAAGAGATAGTCCTCAAAGTAAGCGCAAACGATGCGACAGGGCCAGCACTTGAATCGTTAGAAGACAAACTCAAAGCCGCAACCGAGCGTATGGTTGAACTCGCTGCGGCGGGTCATCAAAACGCTGAGGAATTTAAACTTTTGCAAAAACAAGCAGAGGAGTATAAAAAAACCATTGAAAGCACTAACAAGTCTGTTGATGCTTTTGCAAATGAAGGAAGTAAGGCGTTGGCTGGATTAACTGGAGCAGCTCAAATTTTTTCGGCAGGTTTAGCGATTGCCAATGGTGCTGTTGCGTTGTTTGCTGGAGAGAATGAGAATTTGGAAAAAGCAATGCTCAAGGTACAAGGGTCAATAGCCTTGCTTAATGGCGTGCAAAAAATTAGTAATTTGTTGACTGCAAAATCGGTCATCACCACGGAAGCAGCGGCAGCGGCTCAAAAACTATATGCTTTTGCCGTAGGAACAAGCACTGGAGCAATGAGGGCTTTTCGCATTGCAATGCTTGCAACGGGTATTGGTGCAGTTGTGGCTCTTGTTGCAACGCTCGGCATTGCCTTGTCAAAATTAAAAACTGCGCAAGACCGAGCGGCTGAATCGGCCAAGAAGCAAGCCAATGCAGAGGAAGACTTAAAACGGGCTTTAGAACGTGTTGACAAACAAGTTGAACTTGCTGTCTTACGAGCCAAGAATGCAGGTAAGAGCGAAGCAGAAATTGCTAAAATTGAGGCAGATGGCTACAATAAACGTGCCAAGCAAAATGAAGATTTTGTTGCAAAAACCATGGCACGCTTAGAACAAACTACGAGAGAAAAGATTGCTGCAGAAGTAAGGGCAGCCAATCCAATTGAAGGTGAAACGGCGATGGCACGGTATCAGTTAAAGCAGCAGCAAAACAGGGCCGTGGATTTGGCATTGACCCAAAAAGCAGTTAATGAAAGAATAAAAATTGAACTTAAAGGGAACAAAGAATTAAATGACAAACTGACGCAAGCGCAACATGACTCACAAATATTTCGTGAAAAAGCAATTGCAGCAGTTCAGCCAAAGCCAATTACAGTAGCGGAGAAAAAGGAATCGCCTGAAGTTATAAGGATTCGTCGTGAAATTGAAATAATGCAAGCCAAGGGTGCAGAAGAAGCCCAGTTGCACCAAAAAAGATTGCAGAAAATTGATGCAGAAATCAAAGCAACTAAGAAAAAAGAAGAAAAAGCGGAGCTTCAGCACAAACGTCAGGTCGAGATTGAGACCGAAAATAAGAGATTAGCAGAAGAAAAACAAAAGTTAGAGGCAGAAGGATTTGATAAAACCGTTGCAGGATTGCAATACAGCATCCAGTTACTGCAAGCAAAAGGTGCAACGGAGGCAAAAATTTATGATGCAACCATTCAGGCGATTGCCAAGGAGCGTGAGGCTGCTGAAAAACTAACGGACGAAAAAGTTAAGGCTTTAAAACTTGACGAACTTGCAAAAGCTCAAGCGATTGCTGTGGCAACCGAGGAAAAGAGAGTAATTGATTTGCAAAAAGACATTACGCAGCAAATTAACGAACTCAAGCAATCTGCGGCACAAGAAGAAACCAATCGTGCTATTGAAGCCAAAAAGCTAACCGAGGATGCGATAACGGCTGAAACATTTGCATTCACTCAGCGTAAGTCATTGCTGGAGGCAGAACGCACTCAACGCCTTGAGGCATTAAAATTACAGTTTGGCGATGCGGCTAATTTTAAAGAATTAGAGAAGGCCCTTAATGATGAGTACCGCCAAAAGGAATTGACAGCAGAGCAGGAGTTTGAAGAGAAAAAGCGTCAACTTAAAATTCAAGAGCGTGACACAACGCTTAAATTCGCTAACGAAGCGTTTACTGGTGTGCTTGGGTTTATTGCGGCAACGCAAGGCGAGAGTGAGGCAGATGCTCGTAGGGCATTTAATTTGAACAAGGCGGCAGGCATTGCAGATGCAACGGTCAACACTTACCTCGGTGCGTCCCAAGTATTGCAAGACAAGTCCCTTCCAACGATAGCCAAAGCCTTTGCGGTTGCTGGAATAATTGCATCGGGTTTGACGCAAGTCCGCAAGATTGCAGCAACGCAATTCAAAGCATCGGGAGGCGGTGGAGGTGGCACAGGGCCAAGCGGCAACATTGTGCCAAGTGGAGGAGGCCAAACGCCTGCACCCCCCGTGTTCAGCAACCCTAACGTCACCGACCTTTCGGGATTTGCTGGAGGCCAACCCCAGCAGAACCAACCCATGAGAGCCTATGTGGTGGAGCGTGACATTCAGCAGACCACGAGCAGGGTGCGGCGGTTGAGCGAATTTGCAACATTAGGCTAACCCCTACATTTACCCCTATGGAGTTACCTGTGTACCGAATGACCGTTGACGAAGTTGACGAGGGAGTGCAGTTTGTGGCCTTGGTCGATATGCCTGCCATCGAGAAACCCTTTCAAGCCTTTGCCAAGACCCGGCAACGCTTTGCCGAAACAGGGGAACGCAGGGTGCTTACCGGGCCGTTGATGCTTGCCGACACGCCAATCTTTCGCAAGGATGACACCTACGGAGAATACTATGTCGTATTTGACAAGGCTACCATCCGCAAAATCGTGCAGAAGTATTTCAAGCAGGGCAACCAGCACAACGTGAACGCCTACCACAACGCCGAACTCGATGGCGTGTATATGTTTGAGTCCTATATCACCGATGCCGACCGTGGTGTCATGCCCCCGAAAGGTTACGAGGACACGCCGGATGGCAGCTGGTTTGGAAGCTTCAAAGTCGAGAACGATGAGGTTTGGGAAAATCGCCACGCCTTCAAGGGTTTCTCGGTGGAGGGCTTGTTCGGGATGAAGAACACAGGCACCGAACTTGAGGTCGCACTTGCTGGCCTTGCAGACGATTTAACCGCTTTTTTGCAACATTTTAAACCCACCTACAAATCCCTATAATCTATGAACCTAAAATCAGCCATTGAAACTTTGCGGACTGAACTCCGTAAGTTTGCAAGCCACAAGCAAGCGTTTGCCGATTACACCTTGGCAGACGGCACTAAAATCCGTGTTGACGGTGACCTCGTTGTTGGCACTCCTGTTTTTGTCATTACCGAAACCGAAGTCCTGCCCGCCCCCGATGGCGAGCATCAAGTCGAAGGCGTTGGCGTTGTCAAAACCGAAGCAGGCAAAATCGTTGAGGTTGTTGCCGCTGCTGCTGCCCCTGCCGAAACGGAAGTCGCTGCCGAGGTAACGCCCGAAATCACTGAGGAAGTTGTTGAAACGATTACCGAGGAATACCCAACGGTGACTCCCGAAAAAGTGGAAGAAATCGTTGAGGAAAAACTACTTGAAATTAGCGAAGAACTCAAAGAAGTAGTCGCTGAAATGCGAAGGGTAAAATCCACTATGAAAGCCTTTGCATCGCAAATGGAAACCATGACCGACATCGTTGAAAAGGTTGCCGAACTACCTACTGAATCCCCTAAGCCTACTGCGTCCGCAATCGTGGAGCAACGCAAAGCCTCTGCCCAGCAGAATTTTGCTGCCCTTGCCCAAACAATTCAAAATCTTAAAAAAACAAAATAAACCTTAACCCCTTAAACAAAAAGCTATGAGTTATTCACTCGGAACACTAACCACCTACACCGACCAAGAGCGGTTACCTCTTATCACCAAAGCGGTATTCTCCGCTCGTTCTGCTGCCTTGTTCACCAAGCAGGTAGGCATCAAATCAGCTGCTGCCCTTAACTTGATGGACACCGATGCCGCTATTGCCAGCGGCGCAGATTGCGGATGGACATCATCAGGCACAACCACCTTTAGCCAGCGCAACATCACCGTTGGTCGCATGAAAGTGCAAGAAGCCCTTTGCCCTCGCTCGCTTGAGCAATATTGGATGCAAACGCAGTTGACCGCTGGTTCAAATTACGAAGGCGTTCCATTTGAGCAAGCCTTTGCCGAGCAAAAAGCCGCTCGCATTGCCGAGGCTTTGGAGAATGCAATTTGGCAAGGCAACTCTTTCTTCAGCGGTGTCAATCAACTCCTCAACGCTGCATCAGGTAGCGTTGTATCAGGAAACACCGCCGCCGTGTCTTCAATTACTACTTCCAACGTCATCAGTGTATTCGACACGATTTACAACCGCATTCCTCAAGCTATCCTTACCAAAAACGACCTTGTCATGTTCTGCGGTTGGGACACTTTCCGCACCTTGATTGGTGGCTTAAAAGCCAGCAGCGCAGTGCTTTACAACCAAGTAGACCTTGCTGGCATGGCCGCAGGCGAGATGGTGTACCCCGGCACAAACATCAAAGTCATCGCCGTTCCCGGTTTGCTTACCACCAACCGCATCGTCTGCACTTACCTTGGCAATTTGTTCTATGGAACCGATTTGTTGAGCGATGAGGAGCAGTTCTCAATATTCTACAGCCGTGACAACGATGAAGTAAGATTCCAAGCCTCATTCAAAGCAGGCGTGCAGGTTGCTTATCCTGACTTGATTGTAGATTTCAAGCTGGCCTAATGTATAGGGGGGCGGGCAACTGCCCCCCGCTTTTTAGTATTAATATAACCCTTTAAAAATATACATATGTCCTGCTCCCTTACTACGGGCTACGCCCTCGGATGCCGTGATTCAATCGGCGGCATTAAACACATCTACGTTCAAGCCTTTAACGCCACTGGCTCCGTTAATACAAACGGCAACGGATTGGTGACAGGTTTTACAGGCTACGCATCAGGCTCGTTTTTTGAATACGACCTGACTAAGGCCACCTCGTCCATGACCGAAACGCTGAACGCCAGCGTGGAGAACGGCACACTGTTCTACACCCCTGAAGTCACTTTCACAATTAACAAACTGCAAACCGCCGTACGCAATGAACTGCGCCTGCTTGCTCGCAATCGCTTGCTCGTTATCGTACAAGACAACAATAGCAGATATTGGGTGTTGGGTGCTGACAATGGCTTGGAAGCAACCGCTGGCACTGCTGGAACTGGTACTGCATTTGGTGACCGTTCGGGCTACGAGATGACCCTCTCGGGCATGGAAACCAACCCGATGCTCAACATTGCTGCTGCAACTTTTGCTGCGTCCGCAACGAAAATAACCGGTTCGTAATTATCTTTGACCTGCGGGCCTCATACCCCGTTTGGTTTAGTGGAAGGGCTGCCTGTAATGGGTAGCCCTTTTTTTTGTACCTTTGGGCCATGAGGATTTGCATCGTTTACAACGCCCACCCTACGGGGTGCAGCTTTTACCGCCTTGAGATGCCTAATGCCTACCTCGGCGACAACTACACCGAGTTCGACTATGTGTGCGTGGACAACATTGGCAACGTCAAGGATGAAGACCTTAAAACGGTCGATGTGTGGTTATTTAATCGCTTGTGGTGTCAAGGTACCTTAGAGCAAATTCGTAACGTTTACAAGGCTCTCACGGCGTTTGGAGCGAAGGTAATCTTAGACTTGGATGACTATTGGGTGCTGGAGTCGGGCCACATCATGTACAGGCACTATTTGGAAACCAAGTTAGACGAGCAGATTCGTGAGCATATCCGCTTGGCTGACCATGTAACGACAACCACCGAACACTTGGCGCAGAAGATTCGCCTGCTAAATAAGAACGTTACCATCCTGCCCAACGAACCATACGAAGCATATCAGCAGTATAAGGCCAATCCTGACGAGGAGCCTGAGAAAGATAAGTTTAAGATTGGCTGGTTTGGCGGTGCGCAGCACCAAGAGGACATCGCCTTGGTTGAGCATTCCTTTGGCTTGCTGGCCCATGACCACTCGCTGGACGGCAAATACAAGATATTCCTTGGCGGTTGGAACGAGAATCCTGTTTATGTCGACTACGAGCGAATGCTGTCCTGCAATGGCAAGAATGCGAACTACGGCCGTATTCAAGCGGCTGACATCTACTCTTATGTGGGTGGTTACAATTTTATCAACGCCACCATCGCACCGCTTCGGGATACCAAGTTTAACAAGCTAAAGAGCGAACTTAAGGTGGTGGAAGCAGGGTGGATGGGCAAGGCCATCATTGCATCCGAAACCATCCCATATACCGATATTCTTGTGCATGGCCACAACGGTCTGCTCATCCCCTACGGCAAAAAGGACGCTTGGTACAAGGCGGTGAGGAAGTTTGTAAACGAACCCGACTACGCCCGCTCCTTGGCCGTGCAGTTAAGCAAGGACGTGAGGGAGAGGTTTGACATTGCCAAGACCGCAGAGCGCAGGGCCGAACTTTACAGGGCCATAGGTCGTAAATTGTGAAATTTCGGGGGTTGCTACATTTAGCAGTATAATGATTTACCTTACCGCCAGCAGTACCAATACCATTGTCGTAACGTGGACGCAAAGAGCCAGCAGCGGCAGCAAGTACATCCTGCGGCTTACAAGCATCGTTAAAAACACGGACACGGATTTCGAGATACTAAAATCTGCAAACCTATCGCAATACACCGACCGCTATGACAAATTTCAAATTGCCGTGGGAGCTATTGAAAAAGGCTCGTATAACTACGAGGTTTACGATACCAATAGCACGGTTGGTGCAGCCCTTGCGGTGGTTGAAACGGGCTTGGCATTTGTACAAATAGCCACGACTGACATCAATACCTATCAAAATACCATAACTTATAAGACCCTATGAGCGTAAAACAATCGTTCA